CCTAAGTTACCCCTTTTGAACCAAAAACTTAATGACCATTTATCTACATTACCACCAGCACCATGAGTTCTTTGCATATATGTAGAATCACCAGGATTAAACCTAATTGATTGGTCTATTGAGTAGACGGCTGTGCCAGATCCACTTGCACCCATAAGAACATTATTTTGAAATACCATTTATACCTCTTGTATTATTTAACATCTAGTGATGCCGCCATATGCACACTAGAACTCGATAACACAACGTAGTCAATACGGTCGACGGCAGAAGCTGTCGTTGTTAGTGTAGGAGCCGTACCTCCAACAAACTTGTAAGCACTATTAAATGATAAAGTTCTTGATCCAGTACCGTCCTGACGAACAAAGAAACTTCCTGTTTGTCCAGATTGAACATTCGTTGGAGCACCTAAGTTTCTACTACCACCTAATCTAACATCAAAGTTTTGACCACTGTTGAAGTTTACCGAGATTGTTGATGCATCAGTTAATGAAACAATGTCAGCTACAGCCGACTTTGTAATTCTTAATTGTTTACCTAGTGAATCAACAGCACTAACGGATATAGCTGTTGTTGCAAATAACTTGGTAGTATCTGTGATTGAACTTGAAATACTTGTAGCAGTCATACGAGTAGCTACAACTGCCGTAGCCGACACCGTACCACCTACTGTAATAGGACCAACGGCGCCACCTTCTGTAGATAGTGCACTTACACCTACTGGGTCAACAGCATTATGTACATTTGTTCCATCACAATAAATAAACTTTGAACCACCACGAGGGGCTATAATGTTTGTTGTTGTTGCGGCTGTCTTTATCTTGACTGTGTGCGTACTACCTGTTGTCTGATTATCAACAACATATAATTTTTCAACACTAGGAATCACTATAGTTGAGTTTGATCCTAATGTTCCTTCAATTCTTAATACGGCATTACGAGATTGGTCGGCTGCTCCGTTACTAGCTGTTAATGAAGTTGTTGCTCCTGTTGTACTGACAACGACGACACCACCTACGGCTTCGTCCACCATGTCAATTACTTGTTGGTTAAGACGATCACCCCAGGTATTCGCATTTTCTCCATCAGCTTGCTTTTCTAATCTAAGTCTTGTTGTATAACTACTTGGCATAATTAATTACTTCCCTTTACTAATGTGTTATCACCTCCAGCTGGTGAGGCATTATTTCTCATATCGTCCTGTCTTGTTCTTCTGGCTTCATTTAGTAAGTCAGTAAATGCTCGTTGGTATTCTTGTTCCCAAACTTGAGCAGCTGTATAATTTTTCATAAACATACAGGCTTCCTTCATACTAGCATAAAACAATGCATTAGAACAATATTGTGTAAAGAAATTCTCTTGATGCACAGAAGTAGCTGCTGTTGGTTGGACAATATAAGACATTTCACAATCATAGGCCGATACTGGTGTGGGCGATACTAACAACCTATCGAACCCAAAGTTAGCATAGTAACGAGGTACACCTGTACTTGTGCGTTGTGGCCAATAATCATTTAAATATTCATCAGTCTTTTGTAATAAATTAATTCGTGTGCCATCAGACTTTAAAATATTTAAGTTTTTAATTATTAATGTGTTTAATGGTTTAGTTAAGAATGGATCACCAATAACCATGTTTGATGTTGCATATTGTACAACACCATATGAATCTATTTCTCTTGTAAGCCTTCCTTCGGCTCTTTCAATAAAAGCTGGTATGTCTCCTACAAACTCTGTACTTGTGTCTTCACTTGTCGTCTTAATTCTATTTACTAATTGATTGTATGTTATGCTCATATTTGTTTAGCCTTCCATGTTTCGTTTGTTCCTCCGAAAACTTTGGGTGTCCAGATACCTCTAACTGTTGTTCTAAATTTAGCACTAACTCCTGTTAATACCAAGTTACCGTCACCATTTATATTTGGTGATATAATTCTTGTTATAATTAAAGGTTGGAAATTTAATACTGAACCCATTCCAGAATGCACTGTGCAGTAGTAATGTAACGTAGTTGGTCCTTTATTTTCTACAAATATTTGACTATAAGCTCCGGGAGTACCAGGAGTTCCTACTGTTTGTACATTAGTTGTATATTGAGTTCCTCCTCCGTGAGTTCCGTTCGGTGTCAGACTAAACCTTAATGGGTGTCCATTATTAGAACTATCGGATTGATCAAAGGTAAACAGTGCACGATCCTTGACTAAATTTAAACCATACTGTTGTCTACCATCTATTAAATATTTATTACCACCACTTGTGCTTTTTACTGTTACCTTAAATGTTTTACCACCGTTATATATAACTGGGTTAGCTCCAGCTCCAACATTTTCATTACCCGTTGCAAATGTTGCCGATGTTTGTGATGCTATAACATTTGTTCCAAAGAAAGCTATGGCATCTCTTAATGTAAAGCTTGGTGATAGTCCTGTTAAAGAAACTTTTGGACTACCTGTTAATGTTGGACTTCTTAATGTAGTTACTAAAGATACTCCAGTAACATTGTGTGTTTTAATAACTTCAACAACTGCTGAACGTAAACTAAACCCTATACTTAATCCTGTTAGTGTTAGGTTAGCATTAGCTGTCGTAGATACATCACGGATAGATGAGTTTATTCCTACGTTAGTTACAAAAGCCGTACCTGGAATAGTTACTTCTATAGAACGAAGAGCAGTAGATAATGAAACTCCTGTTACAGTAACCGATCGATCTACAACACTACGGTTCCATGCACCTGAGTTCCAAGTATTTCTACTGTATCCACTAGTAACCACAGACATAGACGATTAACCTCGACTATGAAAGTGTAATAATAGCAGTGGCAGCAGCAGCAGCTGGGAATGAAATTGTAAAGGTACCGTTAGTCGATACTTTATCAGTCCCAAAGTCTAAAACAGCAATAGCTTTATTACTATTAGATGAATTATATATTAATGCTCCTCTAGCTGAGAATGTTGTACTTGTAAAAGATATATCAGCAAAATCAATAATTGCAGTTCCACCAGCAGCAGATGTTGCGCCAAGTGAAATAGTCACACCAGTTAGTGTGCCTCCACCAGGAGCATATCCACCACTTGATACAACTTCATTAGACGTTGAGTACGCAGCCGTACCCGCAGATAATGAAGCCACACTTGTGAATAAAGCTATCTTTAAGGTATCAGTTTTAATCTGATGCCCTTCTTGTAAAACTTCTGATTTAAAGGAATTACATACAGCTTGTGTAATGGCCATTTTTAGTTACCTCTCTTTGTAAATGTTGAATCATCAGGACTCCACCCAGCATCGCCAGTTGTAGCTAGTACAACTTCTGGACGTGCATCCCTCAAGTTTTCATTGTCATCAATTCTTGGAGTCTTGTTCTGCGGATGATCTATAATATTATATCGACCATCTGTTTCCGAAGCTCCAACAATTAATCCTGTCGGCTCTCTGACTCTTTCAGAATATTTAAATCTAAATCCTGAACGGTCACAGATAAAGTATGCATACTTACCTCTTGCCATTATAACCTAAATGATGGCTTAATCAAAAGACTAGCCCTTTCTTTATCAGCATACATTGCCGAGGTTAATTCTTCTTCATACATCTGTTTTAACATACTAGCTCGTTCTGATGTAATGCCCGGTCTTTTAATAGACATCTTATAGGCAAGACCAGTTGATAAGCACGGTAGAAATCTAAAAGGTATATCTGCATCTTGATTAGATTTAGTTATATCCTCGACTTTATTAAAGCTAAAGTACGATAATACTGGTGTACCACTTGTAGTTGTAGCATCTGGAGTAGGCCACAGATATAATTCTGCTGCATCTCTTAATCTATTAATAGCATATTGTGTTGGTCTACCTGTTTGTGTTTTGTTCGTAATTCTTTGATAAGCTTCCATTGTTATTCTTGTTAAAGCTAAATCTGTAGTTGTTGAACCACTAACTGTTCTATGTACTAATTCAGTTATATCTATAAGTGAAGTGGGTAATGTATATTCAGCTGTACCACTTGTTATATCCAATGTGGCTAAGTTTTGTTTCCATAGTAATATACCACGGTTCATCCAATCGATAAGGAGAAGGTTAAGTGTACGACGTGCCTCTAATGGTTCAAACCCTAGAGTCTGCTCACCACCTAACATAGCCATAGCTTCTTCGATTACATCAGCTATATCTAGATTGAATGTCGTTGTGCCTGAAGTTGCCATGTTATTTCTTCTTTTGTTTTAACATACCCTCAAGTTGTTTAGCTTGAGAAGCATGTAGCTTTGATGCTTTTTTTAAACCATTAATAATTTTACGCACTCTTTTATTATCCATAATATTTACCTATCGTCGAAGTCAGTTCCGTATGATGGGTTAACCATACCACCA